AGAAGCAACTGCACCAGCCGTTTGACGACTATAAGCGACCGTCTCCACGCTGTAACGCTTCGTCCAGACAGCGATACTGTTCGCAAGGTCTTTATCGTCAATCGATACTGGATTCGAATAGGTCTCCAGTAATACTACGCAGAACTTATCCCCAATAAGTCGCTGCGCAGCAACTAATGCAGCTGCTTTTCGATCCGGGCTGAGATCAATAGCCATCCAAGTTGGTTGCTCCCGATCCAAAGCGAGCGTACCCTCATGCGCGCACTCTGTCCAACTTGACGGATTGATGGCTGGGTTGATCTGGCTTACCCATTGGCACAAAAGTTCTGTGCGAATAATAGACTCATCATCTGACATTGCGCTTTTAAGATTATCGATGTGGATGGTATGTCCAAGGCTTGGGTTTGCTTGTTGCCAACCCTTCACATCATCGATTGCGCAGCCTGGCTCAGCACTCCACTCAAACCAGCCAATCGGATCATCCGAACCAGCAGCTGCTGCAAGCCCACGCTCTCGCATACGGTTCAAGATTACTGAGTGTTGGTCTCCAGCATTGGAATACATAATCGCTTGCGGATTCTTTGATGCCATCTGCGTAAAGCGAAGCGATGCCCAGACTTCATCGTCTTTGTACTCACGGACTTCATCCAGGTGGATCGTGTCAGGTGCTGCGATACCACGAGCAGCTGAGTTATTGGCTCTAACCAGGTATCGAGTGCCATCATTGAGTTTAATCTCTTGGCTTCCCTTGGTTTCGTACTTCTTTACAAACCGAGTCACAAGTTGTTCATTGGCTTGGATAATCTCATCGATCTTCCAAAAGATTTCAGATGATGTGGTTAGTTTGTGAGCTGTGTGGATCTGTAAACGCTCACCCCAAAGGAACATACCAGCCAGAATACGAAGCTGCATAAAAGTAGATTTACCGTTCTGACGAGCGATAATGACCCCAACCTCATTGTGATACCAGCGTCCATCAGGCTTGACGCGGTGCATTTCCAAAGCCAGAAGTTTTTGCCAGGGAAGCAGTTTGAAGGTCTCACCAGTAACCGGATCGATGATTTGCTCGCAGAAATCAATCATTTCCTGACCCCGGGACGGTAAATCGACCGCTTTTGACCTTATACGGGGTTCTGTCGCCCCTAGGTAAGCCGTAGGAGCCTGTTCTAAGCCTGTTTGAGGGTTTGTAGTCATAGTTAGTCGGTTGTCTCCTGATAGTGGCTTATTGAGCCGTTTTTGGGGGCAAAAGATCCAAGGGGGGTCATGGGTGTCGGAGTGCTCTCAAAAAACCTACCCCCCTTACCTAAATTACATCTTCTGCACAATGCTTCAAGGTTATCCATTGAATCATCTCCTCCTAAGCGTCTGGGTATGATGTGATCTGCATGAGTGGCTTCCATACCACATCGCTGGCAAGTGTGTTGATCTCTTGTTAATACTCTTGCGCGGATCTTACGCCATAGAGCTGTTGATCCATCATCTCTTAGTGCTGATTGCTTAGCCATTAATGATATCCATTCTTTTGGAAGAACGCCCATGCTTTGCATGGACTGCCGTATCTATTATCGATGTACTTCAAGCCCCACATAATCTGTTGCTCTGGTGTTGCTGTTTTTAGATAGATAGATCGTCCTTGTGGTATTCCGTAGTGTGAGCCATTAACAGCATCATGTCTCCATGCTGACTCTTTTCCATAGAGCTTACTTAAACAACTCATCTGGGTTTTATCATCTACTAATACAGCTGCATACTCTTTGATAGTTAATTGTTTTACCACATCAGGTGAACCTGCGTAAGCAGGTGTAAACAGAGTTATCCCAATAGCGACTAGCACCGAGCGACCTACCCGCTTCAGCGGGTCGCTCTGAACCCTTGATGGGTTCTGCGAATCTAGCGTACCAGCGCTGTCAAATCCATTTGTAAAAGCCCTGGTCAGAGCGGTGTTTCGTTTCATTGATGTCCCCAACCGTTACCTTTGAAGGTTATGCCAAAGCTGCTATAAACTCGGCGCATAGCCTCACCACAGCAGTTTGGATCTGCCTCCTCGTGTATTGATTTCTCTAGTTCCATGCTTATTTGGCATTTCACGCATTTGTATTCATAAGTTGGCATGATAAACACTTCCTTTCCATAAATGTCCAAGATCCACATTTATCGCATCTGGCTGGTTGGTCTGTCGGTACAACAAGATGAAGTATTGGCATAATGTCCTTAACTTTAACAAAAGCCAGGTATTCGCCAGCATCCTCACCTTGACCATTGCAGCGCATAATTACCATTGGAATCTTGCCATTAGCATTTGTTGCAGCTTGTTTGATCCAGGCTAAAGGCTGAAAGTCAGCCCTAGCCTTGACCTCAATACTGAGAGTTGGGATGTTGAGTATGTCCTCACCTTGGCGACCAGCCCCAGCAGTATCAGCATGAATCCACCATTGCTTCAGGTAATCGGCTATAACCTTTTGGGTTCTGTAGCCTCGATGCTTGCGATGATTCGTCACAGCTCTAAATGATCCTCGCATTTAGTACAGAACCAAACGACTTGACCTTCATCATCTACATACTCATTGACATGATGAAAGATGTCGCATCTGGTGCAGTTATTGACACCTCCATAACCGCTGAAATGGTATCTGGCGCTTGGGTAATGTGCTGGAGTTATGAAGTATTTAGCCATTGATTGAGTGACACTTCTTGCAAGTCCAGGTCGCATTGACTGGAGTATCAGCGTTTTCAATCTTAGCCAAATGAGCGATAACTACTTCCTCATTACATAATTGGCATCGAATAGTCATAGACATGAGGTTCATCCATTGCCCGTTTACTTTTACTTCTACAAATCCCATCTTAAACACTCCTTAAAGGTTGTCGATCCCACTTGCCTGATGATGCAAGGGTGTACCAAACTGTTGAGCACTTAGCTTCTCCGATTCGATTTGCATAAGTGCAAAAGAACCCACCCCAAGCGCGACCGTTCTTTTCGCCCTCTTTCCATGCCATGTCACCGTGGACACAACTTTCGGTATTAGTGCCTCCCAATACATTTTGAACATTAGCAATGGCTTCAGCTGCGCTGATTGCTGCTGGTTGTTTTGGATCTCCATAGATTGGCTCTGTCGTCCAAGGATCAGCAGCTAATGCTTCTTCCTTGGTTTTGAAACTAGGCACTTCCTTAGCCTTAGCGATGTCCTTTGCTGATAGTCGTTCTACCTTGCTCATTTCTTCTCTAGAAGGTCTCTTACCTTTAGCTGCGTAACCTCCATTTGCAAGCGCCCGACCGATCGCGCTAGTCTCGCAATTTTCCAACGCTGAAGTGGAATTAACGCCGCGATCAGTAACCTTCTCCTCAGCGTATCCGGTGGAAAACGCAACGCTATCTGCAAAAGTTCTATAAAGGTATGCTTTAACAATGAATCGATCATTTTGGAAACTCTCCAGTTCTGTGCTTATGCGAAAGTCTGGGAAGTCCTTGATGAACTTCTCTAGACGCGTTTCGACTGTCTCGTAATCTGCCAAATTAAACATTTGGTAACTCCTCTTGTTTCATTAAGTAATCGGTTTGTTCCGCTAGTGACCAAACAGTACCGTCTGCCCATGTCTGGACATCGATGGCGCATGAATTGCAATAGTGTCGGCGTGTGCCTTGACTGCGTGGGTGATTGCTTATGACTGTGTAACTAGCTGCCTTTTGACCTAAAAGATTATTAGCGCCAAAGCGGACTTTGCAGTAATCACACCAAACTCCTGGGGCTGATTTAATAACTGTCAAGGTCAGTCCAGTCAGTTGTAACAATTTGTCCAGCGAGCGCAAGGTAGCTGACGCCGTCCTTGTAACTGTCTGCGTGGTTTGGGCTTTCTTGTAAGCGTGAGATTTTGACAAGTGCCATACAGATTGCGACTTCGTGAGGCTCGATGTTGCGTTCAAGATAGGCTGACCAGAGTTTGGCAATTCGAAGGTGATTGAGAGCTGCCAAGCCGTAATCTTTACCTCGGTCTTGGATGAGATCTTTTGCTTCGTCAAGGATGTCATCAGCGCGCATTTTCAACCTGGCGTTGGTAATTCTTAGCAACGATTAATCCTTCTCGTTTACCTTCTTCAAAGCCTTTGCCCCAGCCCATGATGAACCAGAGGACATTAGCAGCTAGTAATAACAAGATTACTGGTACTTGTAGATCCATTTGTTTTGCTCCCGTTCTTGTAAGCATTGTTGCTTACTGGATTACGGTCTCACATTTATCCGACATTTACACGCCCATTTACATAACGAAACGGTAACGATTTAGCCCCAGCGTTTGCCTTGATAAATGAAAGATCCATCCTTGGGATCGATTGGGATAAGCTCAGGTGTAAAGCGCTTGCCGTGTAGTGTGCCTACCACAAAACCCATCTGCCAGTTGGCATAACCCTTCGTGTAACCCATACCAGGGCTTGCAAGGTCTACTAGATTGCCAACCTCAACTCCCCACACAATACGCCCGTATCGCCCTCCAGAGGCTTCTGAGTGCGCTGATAAACCCAGTCTGTGCGTGTGTCCCGACACGATTGATTTGCCCATGCGCATTGCACCATTTAATGCGGTCTGCCCGGGCTTGTTTGATAGTGGGAAAGCGTCTCCGTGGCAAGTGTGCCAGCCAGGAGCAAAGTCAAAGCCGTTTGGATGGTACTTAATACCAGCCTTGTCATAGCCCATAAACTTGTCATACCGCAGCTCTGGCAGGTTCATAAATGCGGGTAGTCTGCGAGATAGTGACTTGTAAACACGCGCTCCATGATTGGAGCCAACAACATCAGTAACACCAAGGTATTCGAGAATTTCTAAAGTGAGTTTACGATCCTCATCGATGTTACCTTCAACCTCTTGCCATGGTTGAGCGAATCCACCAAGTTGAGGTAAATCAATCTCGTCACCAATGCAGATGGTTTGGTGAGGCTTGTAAGCCCTTAAAAACTTGCCTAGATTCTTGACTGCTGCTTCATGAAAGAACGGTGCCTGGATGTCTGAAATCCAAGCAATTCGTTTTACTGTCATTAGTCCTCATCGTCATCATCATAGTCCCCAAACTTTTCAGGGTCGATTGGATCAGGCAAGATCCAGCCAGGATAAGCTTGTGGCTCAGTAATCATGAACATCGCAATGTCCTCAGCAAACCCTGCTCGCTTTAAGCTGCAAAAGTACTCATAAAGCCCAATGCAATAAGCATCAAGCTTTGAGTAACCTTGCTCCTCTAGCGCCTTAGTTGCTTTTCTTGCCATGTGGATAAGTGTCCCTTACTTCTTTAGAAGTTCCATCATCTGTTCCTGGCGTGTCTCTATTCTTGCCAATCGGTCTGCGAGAGATGATCCACCATTAGGCGTAAGAGTCCAAAGCCAACCGCGAACCAGGTAACGCAAACCGCCAATAAACACAGCAAGCGTCGAAACAATGG